AAAGTTCACTCTGCTGAAGAGTTGAATGCTCTGGGTTTTGGCACTGCCACAAATGCGGTTGGTGGTGAATCCGGTGTTGATGAGGATTCGGTTCTAGAATGAGTTTGCTGCTCAAAATGGCAAAGGAGAGCAGGTCGGCTAAACCTGCTTCTCCATCAATTCAACCCCTGTGGACAGGTGCGGGGGCTGTGTTTGATTATGATGAAGCCCTTGAAAAGCGGTACACGCTCAGAGATAGGTTCAAGGAACCCTATGTGAATTTTCGGGTGGTCGGTGGGAGAATCCTGCTACCCAGAACAAAATATAAATTGGGGGCCAAAGATAAACGGGTTGAAGGAGAGTCCATTGATGTGACTTTTCAGGGAACCCCAAGGAACTCAGAACAGGAGCGGGTTCTTGATGAGGTGACGGAATACTTCCAGTTAGGCAAGACAGGAATCATCGTCAATGCGTCAACAGGGTTCGGGAAGACCTTTGTGGGCTGCTCAGCAATCGATGACCTACAGGTGACCACACTGATACTGATTACCAAATCAGACCTTGAGAGGCAGTGGAGAGAGTCCCTGAAGCTGTTTCTAGGGCTTGAGTCCCATGAGGTAGGTTTGATCAAGGGGGATGTCTGCAACGTACAGGGGAAGCCTGTGGTGATTGCTTACGTGCAATCCTTGATGAAGTGGAAGAGATACACCAGTTGGGTCTATAAGTATTTCGGATTTGTGCAACTCCCTGCAAAGTATCGGATGGGCCTGAGTGCAACATTGGACAGGGCAGATGGAAAGCAACATGTTTTCTTCGATCATATCGGGAGGACAATTGTACGGGCTGAATTGCTACCCATGAAATTCAATGTGGTGGTGGTCAGGGTGAATGTCATTGTTCCTAAATCTGTGAGGTTCAAAGCAGGAAGGACAATGGCACTGAATAATTTTTTAGGTTTGCATGAAAACAGGCAAGCCATGATTACAAGTAAGATTGTGAAGGCTTACAAAAAGGGTTGGAATATTGTTTGTTTCGCAGACACATTAGAGCACTTGAAATATGCAAATGAGTGTCTGGTGAATGCGGGTGTGAAGATGTCAGATGTCGGGCTGTATGTGGGCCTGAAGTCGGGTGCTAAAGAACATGACAAGGTAGCCATGAAAGAACAGGCTTACAAGCGGATTGTTTTGGCAACCTACAAAATGACTTCTTACGGTACAGATTTCCCTCATTGGGATTGTGCTGTATTGATGACACCCAGATCAGATGTGAGACAAATTGTGGGCAGGGTGTTGCGAGAGAAGGAAGGCAAGAGAACCCCTGTGATTTTTGATGTTGTTGATTCAGTGAGATTGCTGCAAGGCTATTTCAAAAATAGATTGAAATGGTATAAGCGGGAAGCACTGAGAATAATCGGAGAATGAGAAATGGCTAAGGCAAAGAAGAAGCGAACTTTTAAAGACTGGTACGGGGAGAATAAAAAAACCGTTACCAAGGCGAAAACTGATCGTTACAAAAAAGACCCTGCATACAGAGAAGCGGGGAAGTCTCGTGTGCGGGATCAGTATGCTGCTGAGCATCAGATTTTTGAGGACGGTTCCAGAGTTGTCAAAGTCAACGGTGTTCGGTTCGTTGCTTTCAAGCTGACGGATGCTGCTACCAGATTGAGCATGAACATCAATACCCTTCGGGGCTACATCAATCGTAACTATTTTCCTGAAATGGTTTTTGATGATACCCAACTGAAAATGATTACAGTCGATCAGATTCCCTTGATTGAAAGTTTCCTTGAAGCTGCTGCGGAAGATGGTGCTGCGAAAACTGCTGTGAACATGAAAATCTTTTTGAAGAAGAATTGGAGAACGAGAAATGGCAGTAAAGAAATTATCAATCAAAAAAGGTAAAACCGGAAAGCTCAAAATCCACAAGAACAAACCTGCTGAAGAAGAGCAGGAAGAGCTTGAGCTTGAAGAACAGGAGGATGAGGTTCTTGAAGAGGAAGAGGTTGAGGATGAGGAAGCCGAAGAGGAAGAAGAACCTCCTTTTGATCCTGACCCTGTTGAGTTCGTGGATGATGAAACTGGTGAAATCTTTGTTGAAGGTCAAATTGTCAATGGATTTGTTGCGGTGGTCAAAGGCAAAGAATTGATCTGGGAAGAACAGGTTGAAGTTGCTGAAGTCAAACACAGCAAACAGCCAATGGCAAACATCGGCTATGGTCTTGACAGGACTATCAATCTCGGAAATTACGAGAGCTTGAAAATCCATGTGACCATTCATGTTCCCTCAATTGTCAGTGAAAGTGAGATTGAAGAGAACTATGCTTTCTGTAAGAAGTGGACGGAACTGAAAATGGATGAAGTCACCAAGGAATACACTGACCCTGATGCCTAAAATTTCAGATTTGCAGGGTGAGCTTAAAAAGGCCCACGGGGAGAAGTTTATTACCCAACCGGATGAGGTGGTTGAAGTTGATCGATTGCCTACCGGACTTTATCCATTGGATTACGCGATGGGTGGAGGATTTCCCCGTGGGAAGTATTCCGTCATTTGGGGGCCAGAGTCTAGCGGGAAAACAAATATTGCTCTGAAGGCTCTTGCACTGAATCAAAAACTTGAACCTGACAAGAAGTGTGTGTTCTTGGATGTTGAACATTCCTTTGATCAGAAATGGGCAAAGATGTTAGGGGTGGATATTTCCCCTGATCGATTGGCAGTCATTCAACCTCATTATGCTGAACAGGCTGTGGACATCCTTCAGATGATGCTTGCTGCTGAAGATATCGGTGCTCTGGTCTTTGATTCTATCGGGGCAATGGTGACCACCAATGAAGAGCAATCAACTGCGGAGAAGCAAGCGGTGGGTGGTGCTGCCCTGCTGATAACCAAGATGTATAAAAAGATGATGGTGGGGTTCTCGAAAGCTGCAACCGAAGGGAGATACCCCACACTCATTTTCATCAATCAGATGAGGGCAAAAATCGGAGTGATGTTTGGAAGCCCTGATGATATGCCGGGTGGTAAAGCATTCCGTCACGGTTCAGCAATGACCCTCAAGGTTTATGGAAAGGATGAATTTGATACTAAGATCAATGATGAGCATCCTGCATACAAGAAAATCACGGGGCAGATCGTCAAGCATAAATGTCCTACCCTGAACCGGACTTTTGAGGTGTGGTTTCCTGTCATCAATCAAGGTGGTCTGAGAATCGGTCAGGTTCCTGACTGGAACACGATTGGAAATCAGTTGAAGGATTTGGGGTGGATGACCAAGGAAGGAAAAAAGGTGATTTGCTTCGGGGATGAATTCAACACGTATAAGGCAGTCAAGGAGCATCTTTACTCAAACCCCAAATTGATTCAAACCATACGGGATAAAATCATGGAAGCGAGGATGGAAGAGGTCTATGGTCTGGAAGAAGAAACCGACTAAGAATCGGAACCCTTATGCTCTTGATGTTACTAATCACACGCATGGTCAGAAAAGTGAAACACGGGTGGTCAAAAATATGGGAGCGGTTCAAGTGATTGCTTCGGGTGCTATCGAGGGCTTGAAGTCGGATGGTGTACTTGATCATTTTCGGATTGAATGCAAGTCAACTATTCATCAATCGATATCGGTCAAACGTGAATGGCTCATGAAAATTAGGAAGGAAGCACTTGAAACAAATCGGTGTCCTGTGCTGACGATTTCATTTGTAGATCGACAGGGGCAAGCGGATCAGTACGGAAGTGAGTGGGCTATGATTCCCCTACACCAATTTGCAGATTTTGCTCAATGGAAGAAAGAGAATGGTGACGAAATTTAAAAAAGCCAGTGACCTGAAGAAAGAGCAGGGTTTGAAATTCCTGCTGCATTCGGAGTTGGCTATTGTCGATCCTCCAAGGAGTTTGGATATTCTTCATGCTTCGGAATTGACACGGGAGGACAGAGAATTTTGCCCCCGTGAACGTGCTCTATTATTGCGGGATGGAGACAACCGAAAAGAAGAAAGACTTGGGACTTCGTTGAACGTCACCTTTCAGGTTGGGAGGTGGTATGAGAATCAAGTTCGGAATGTGTGGTTGAGAAAGTACGCGCTAGGAAATTGGGGGTGTGTGAATTGCTTGCACACTCACGAATATCAAACTGTCCCTGAGTCCTGTGACAATTGTGGGGAGGATGACCCCAACCGAATCACCTACATTGAACCCCGTGCATACTCACCAGAATTTGATACGAGTTGCGGGATCGATTTCCTGTTATGGAAGGAGCAAACACTGACCCCCGTGGAAATCAAAACCATCAAGGCAGAAGATTTCAAAGTGCTTCATGCACCAATGTCAGAGCACAGAAAACGAACAGCATTTTATCTTGACCTACTGAGTCATTCAACGTGGATGGATTTTGATGTGAACATAAATTTGGATTATGGAATTCTACTTTATGTCTGCAAGGGGTTTGGATTTCATGATGAGTTCGAAGGAAGGCAGGGAGTACCAGACGCAAAATTTAGTCCGTTCAAAGAATTTCGTGTGAAGAGGGCTGAAGGCAAAACCCTAAAAACAGTTTATCAAAAAGCCTTGGATGTGAAGAAATTCAAAAAAGATGGTGCGTTACCAAAGAGAACGGTTTGCCCAAATTTGACTTGCACAAGAGCAAGGTGGTGTTCAGTTAAAAAAACTTGTTTCGGAGAAGCGTGATGAAAATTTTAGGAATTGATCCAAGCACAAAAATGGGATTGGTGGTTTTGGATTATGACAACAAAGTGGTGAAGACGATTCATCAAGAATGCTATTCATCGAAACAAAAAGAAATGCCAAGGTTGGGAGATATCGGGGCAAGAATTTTTGAACTGTGTGATGTACATAAACCGGATTTGATAGCACTGGAAGGATATTCTTTTGGCTCCAAATTCAATCATGAAATCATGTACTCAATCGGCACGGTGTTGCGTTACTTTCTCTGGCAATGGGAGTACACTTACAAGATCATCCCACCTACCACGTTGAAGAAATTTGTCACGGGCAAGGGGAACAGCAAGAAAGATTTGATGCTGTTGGGTGTGTTTAAGAATTGGGGATTTACTACTGAAGATGATAATGTTGCTGACGCTTATGCACTCGCGTTATGTTGCCTATTTCAACACCTTGAAATCACGGATGAAAAGGGAGTTTGGAAAAAGGGTGACACCAAGGATTTTCTCTTTAAACATATAAGCGCATGATTTCCCCCCAAATTAATTTGATACTAAGTGCAAAAACGGGTTGACAAATATTTACCCATCAACTAAGATTAGAGAGTTAGACACTTAAACGAAACATTTACGGAGATAGAGACCAATGGCAAAATCAAAAACTGCCCCAAACATGGCAGCACTTACAGCAGACAAACCTTCCACCAAGAAGGCTGTGACTAAGAAGGCTGCTACCAAAGCGAAACCTTCGGTTGCTGATGTGAAAGACTTAATTGTTGCATCGTCAAACGAGGTTGAAAATCTTACCAAAGCAAAAGCTCTGAAGCTTGCTCCTGAGTTGATCGAAGCTGAAGGTATCAACGATTTCAAACTTGGTGGAGTCCTGCAAAAAATTCAGGAAGAAAAGTGGTGGGAAGGTGATGACCACGAATCTTTCAAGGACTACATTGAAACAGGTTTGGGACTTCCCTACAGAAAATGCATGTACCTCGTAAACATTTACGAGAAGCTTGTTGCTGCGGGAATCAAGTGGTCTGATGTTAAGACTATCGGTTGGTCAAAACTTCGTTTCATTATCGATCTGATCGACAAGGACAATGTTGCCGAATGGGTAAAACGTGCCAACACAATGAACTCTCTGGAAATTCAGGAGTACGTGAAGGGACTGAAGACAGGCAAAAAATCTACTGATGGTGATGAAGAAAACACCACCAAGATTTCAAGCATGGTCTTCAAGTTGCACCCTGATCAGAAGGAACTCATCAAGGAATCTCTTGCCAAGAAAAAGGAAGAGATTGGAACTGAGTTTGATGCGGTTGCTCTGGAAAACATTGCCCTGAATTACATCGAAGGCAATACCGGAAAGCCGAAAGCAGTCACCAAGTCTGCTGTCAAAAAGTTCCTTGCAGCGATGAGTTCGGAAGATGCTGCTGCTCTGGTTATCGAAGTTCATCCTTCTCTTGGGGAAGATGAAGAAGAAGGTGACGAAGCCGAAACAGGTTAGTCGAGACAGAGACCGAGAACGAGAAAAACGGGTATGCCTTTCGGGGTATGCCCTTTTTTGCATCAGCGTAGGGGATACGAATGAAGCTAGGCAGTAAGCACACCAAACCAGAAATTCAGGCTGAAGCAAAATCTGAATGGACAGGTATGCCCGAATTCGAACAGGAGCAACAGGAACCTCACGCAAAAATAATTGTTCGGTTTGCTACTGAAGAAGACCTTCAAGAATTTTCAAAACTGATCGATCAGAAACTTACCAAGAGAACAAAAAGCATTTGGCATCCTCAGATAGTGCGGGGCAAGAATGCAAACAAAAGGTTTGTTGATGATGAGTGATTTCCTAAACACGAAACCGAAAGCCTCCCTTGAAGAATTCCTTCAACTTTATTGCTCCATGTTTGGGGCTGTGGATATTACCAAGGCAGCAAGGTTGATCAGAACTGCAACCCTGTACTATGAAAAAAAGGAAGTCGGAATTAATTACACGGAGTACATGGAAGCAGAATGGTATCGGAGTTTGAACCCGTTTGAACCTGATTATTCAATCTACAATGATGAGTATTATTTTACTGACATGTGGGTTTGTTGGCAGATGTTCAGTAGGGGATATTTGCGGTCAATCAATCATCCTAATTCTTGGAAGCCAGAGTATTCAATTGGTGACATGTTTGATCAGGTCAGGACGGTTGTTGATTTAGGTTGTGGGATTGGATACACAACATCAGCATTGACGGAACTGTTTCCGAATGCATTTGTGGTTGCTACAAATTTAGAAGGTACACGGCAATGGAAATGGTGTGCAGAAATGTCCAAGGTTTTTGGATTTACGTTGCTACCAGACACCACGCAAATCAAACGGAAATTCAGTCAATATTCTTTGGTTGTGGCATTTGAATATTTCGAACATTTCTATAAACCCATCGAGCACATGCAACAGGTGGTGAAGGACTGTGATCCTAAATTTTTGTATCTGGCAAATTCATTCAACACAAGGTCGATGGGTCACTTCACGGAATATGAAATTGATGGTCAGGTGATCAATCAAAAATATATCAGCAGGGAATTCAATGCTGCTTTGAAGCGGGAAGGGTTCCATCAAGTCAAAACAAATGTTTGGAATAACAAACCTACATTGTGGCAACGATGAATCCCAGATATCCAATTTTCATTGTGTCCAAAGGTCGATCACATTCACGGATGACCATGAAGGCATTGGATAGAATGAATGTCCCTTATCGGGTGATCGTGGAGCTTGCGGAGTATTGGGAATATTCGGCTCACATCCACCCTGACAATTTGTTGATCCTGCCTAGCAACTACCTGACTGAATATGATACCTGTGATGATCTGGGAGATAGCAAATCACGGGGGCCCGGTGCTGCCCGAAATTTCGCTATGGACATTGCCAAGTCCGAAGGCTTCAAACGTCATTGGGTAATGGATGACAATCTTGATGACTTCCACAGGCTACACCAGAACATGAAGGTTCCAGTTCGAACAGGTTCCTGTTTTGCTGCTGCTGAAGATTTCGTTGATCGCTATCGGAATATTCCTGTGTCGGGTCTCAACTATTATTCATTTTGCAAATCAACAGATAGCTACCCTCCTTATGTTTTGAACACAAGAATTTATTCCTGTCTACTGATTGATAATGATTGCGGTTATCGGTGGAGGGGCAGATATAACGAGGACACGGATTTGAGTCTTCGGGTTTTGAAGGATGGATTTTGCACGGTTCAGTTTAATGCTTTTCTTTGCGGGAAGACAACCACCCAGAGAATGAAGGGCGGGAACACCGAAGAGTTTTACAAGGCTGAAGGAACCAAGGCAAAGAGTCAGATGATTGCTGATCTGCATCCTGATGTTTGTGAAGTCGTTTGGAAGTTTAACCGTTGGCATCACAAAGTTGATTACAGTATGTTTCGCGGAAACGTATTGAGAAAGGTCGTGGGGAAAGATATTCCCACGGGGATTAATAATTACGGCATGAAGCTCGTTGATGGGCTGAGTCGGAAACAGGAGATTTGAGAAATGAATTATGATCGATACGCGCACAAAATTTATGAGTGGAACAAGACAGTGGGTTGGTGGGATGACCCTGACCGTTGCCTGTACCAGACGCTTCAACTGGTCTCTACGGAGATAGCAGAAGCCACGGAAGGAGAGCGAAAAGACCTGTGGGATACTCACCTACCTGATCGAAAAATGGGGGAAGTGGAATTGGCTGATGCGCTGATTCGTCTTCTGGATTTTGGTGCTCACCTAAACCTGAAATTCGATTGGAAGGTTGACGGTCATGGATGGGCAACGGAAGCCTGTACGATTGGCAAAAAACATCTTGCTATCAACATGTGTCTGATGGAGTTGGTCAGGGCTTACGTTATGTTTTCGGATAAAGGATGTGCGGGGGAGAAAGAAGCCTTGATGATTTTGTTCTATTCGATGACGATCCAGACGATTGCGAATGTTGCCGAAAGTCAAGGTTACAATCTTGAAGCTGCAACCAATGACAAGATGATTTACAACACTGAGCGGTTGGATCACAAGCGGGAGAACCGTGCTGCATCCAATGGCAAAAAATTCTAGGAGACTGATGATGGAAAAGAAACAATGTGGTGATTGCTATCATTGGGAATTAACTGCGGGGGCAGTGCAACACGGGGAATGTTGTGCTACCCCTCCCAAGGTAATTCTTCAACATGATGGTGAGTTTGAATCTCACTTTCCTACTACTGCTGCAAGTGAGCGGTGTGGGTTTTGGAGAGCATTGGAGACCAAGGAGGCTCCTGAACATGGAGCGGGGTGACAGTGTAAAGGTACTTGATCACGGGCTTGTCAGGCTCATTGATTACATGGGGGGTGATCTGGCTATCAGTCGGAACGCTCGTGTCTCCTATGATGCCCCTGCGAGGGAAGAGGATAAGGGTCTGATTGAATACCTGATGAAGAACGGACACAACACACCATTTGAATCAACGTGTGTGACCTTCGAAGTGAAGGCTCCTATATTCGTCTTCAGGCAGTGGCACAGGCACAGGACACAATCCTATAATGAATTGTCTGCACGGTACAGGGAGCTTCCTGATGAGTGCTATCTTCCTGAACTGAAGGTGATCACCAAACAGCACACGGACAACAAGCAGATGAGAACCAAGGAAGAACACCCTGAGTCGGGTGAGATTCAAATTGCTATTCAGGCTGCTAATAGGGCATCGTTTCAGGTGTACAAGCATTTACTTGCAGGAGATTGCCCCCGTGAATTGGCGCGGTCTGTGCTGCCTGTGGGAACCTACAGCCACATGTTTGCAACTGCTAACCTCTTCAACTGGTATCGATTCTGCAAGGAGAGAAGCCACACACACGCTCAGTACGAGATTCAAGTGTATAGTGATGTCATCCTTGAGTTTCTTGAAGGGATCGCTCCTATCGCAACTGAGGCATTCAGACGGAAGTATGAATTATGATTGATCTTAGTATCAAATGAGCTATCTGGGAAACTTCTTTATCTGCTCGTGGGCTTTGGTACGTGCTTACGCTTATACATTACTGCATCCGTTCAGGTGTCAGGTTTGCACTCAATACAAAGAAGCACGGCATGAAGGGGAGTGGGATGTTATTTTTATCGGGGTAGTAGAACGGAAGGTTGAACAGCATCCTAATTTTCCTGCCGGGAGATATGTGTGGTTGCCATGTCGTACCTATTGGGGGGAATTCAATAATGAACTGAGGGGGTATGATCGATGAACGGTTTCCAACTAAACATATTGGCAAGGGCAGAAACGCATTCTGAAAAACTGAGTGAGTGGGAACAGCATTTTGTTGAGTCTCTTTTGGAGCATGATCAGGAAGAGTATGAATTGTCTGATGCCCAAAACAAAAAGCTGAATGACATTAGCACTGCTTTGATTCACAAAGGAGTCAAATAACTTTACCAACATCTAGGGGATAGATAATGGCTGAATTTCTCGGACAAGACAAAACACACGAACCCGCTTATGAAGATGGGATGGGAAACATGGGCAAACCGATTCCTGATTTCAGGCGAGAGAATGCCTATCAGGATTGCAAAGCAATGGGGTTAGGCTCTGCTGATGCTATGGCTGCTGTGAGTGAGACTGCTGAGCAACTGGAACGTGACAAGCCTTATGAAGCGATGGGGAGAGGTATGAAGTATCTTGACCTGATTGGAACCTATCGTTTGTTTGCGGTGCTACTGGTTTCCTTGGAGAAGGTTGAAACATGAGTGAGGCTGAGTCATCGAATCACCTTAGCTTTAATTGTGTGATTGAAGGGCAACGATGCACGAAATGTTGTGAGGCAATTCATCTACCTATTGAACATGTTGTTAAGATCGTGAAAGGGAATGTGTGTGATACCGATACAATACTTTTGAAATACTGGCGTAGGATATCAAAGCGGGTAGCCAAGAAAATCAATCCCTACATGTTCAGCAACACATGGAGCGAAGACCAAAGGGGTTTTGTCAATCAACGGGCAGGGTTCTTCAAGTGTCTTGCCCTAAAGGATGGACGCTGCACGATATACGATGACAGACCTTTTGCTTGTCGGGATTTTGCGGGGCATGGAATGTATGCGTTTGAGTGTGCAACTGAGAATTATGAAAAGCAACTAATCGAAAGCGCGAAAGCGAAACCGGAGAAAATTGATGGAATTGTTTGAAGAAAAGATTGGTGCAATCCTGACAGATTTTCGGGATCACAAAACGAATTACCCTCAAGCGATTATTCAAATTGAAAATCTGATTCTTGATCGATTGGGTTTTACTTTGTGCTTGGCTGATCGAGCATTGAAAATTGAAAGGCAGACCACCCAAAACATCAAGAAGAATTTGGAAGAGATTCGTGATGCTCAAAAAAAGAGGAACTAAGTGATGACAGACGAAATACCAAATCAAAAAATCAAGGTCAAAATTGAACCTGCTAAGCCTCTTGCTTATCGGTGGTTGAACATGGACACCCAAGAGTTTTTGAAGTCGGGGGAATTGTTGGCTGCTGAGTTCAAAGGCATCAAGCATCTGGTCAGGATGATTCCTGCCCTACCCCAATATAATCAGATTTTATGTGCTGCGGGTACAAGAGAATTTACAGCACATGAAGCAGTTCAAACTTGCAGAAAGCTGACAGGTGTAATATGACACCCAATGATTTGACGCTTGCATTTCATCGGACTCAACAACAACGATATGAGTTCATGATTCCCAACAGCCATTTTCAACAAGGATATGAAATGGACATTTTCTGTGTGAGGACAACAAGCCGAATGGTTGAGGAAATTGAAATTAAAACTTCACGTTCTGATTTCTTGGCTGACTTCAGGAAGACGGTAGGCAGGAACAGATTGAAACATGCTGCCCTTGAGAGCGGTCAACTGCTTGCCAACTATTTTTGCTTTCTGGTTCCTCATGATTTGCTGACAAAAATTCAGGATGACATCCCTGACTATTGCGGAATTTATACCGGGTACAATGCACGGGATTTCAGGAACGTGGAAAGCGGGATGATTAGACGGATCAGAAACCCGAAGAGGCTACACAAAAATAAACCCTCCAAGGAATTGCTGTACAAAAAAACAAAGGGGGCAACATTCAGATATTGGAGCTTAGCACATGAACGACACACCCAAAGGCAGGAAGAGCAGACTTAATCCGTTTGACTCTGGGTGGAACTGTGTGACCTGTGGTGCATACGTTGCTTCTAGTTTTGAAGATGGGTTTCCTGTGTCACGGTATTGGAGACCACAAACACAACCGGACATCATTGAAGCTTTCTGTGGGGCTGTGTGTGGGTTGAAGGATTACGAGGAAAACAAAAATGCATGAATGCCAACACTCAAAACGTAGGTGTGTTGATACGAGACCTTGCGAGGGGTACACAAGAAGACGGTGGGTGTGTCACTTCTGTAAAAAACGGTTCAGTACCATAGAGGTTGAAGTTGATCTTCGTGCGGGTCAGTCGGCTATGGATGCCCTGAAGGAGCAGTATGGTAAGCAGATAGACAGGAAAGAATTAGATCGCGCTATCGAGCTTCTAGGACGTATCAAGGACGGTCAGACCTCAGAGGATGATTCAACTAATTGATATTATTGACTAAAGTGTGACGTAGTTCCATTGTAAAATATTTGTCAATGACTATACTTAACTTACTTAAACAAACACGAGAAAAGAAATGATCAACGAACTGATGAGCAACGAACTGAAAACTGAAGAAACTGTTGACATGATCCACACAACTTCAGAAAAGGAAATCAGAGTAACAGCTTCAAAAGTTGACAGCATGAAAGCTCTGGGTTTCAAAGTCGGAACTTACGAGTGGACTGCTTAACACCAAACATCATTTGAGTTTTACCTTAGCCCCCTCACAGGGGCTTTTTTTTGTCTTCAATAATGTGAATTACATCACACCGAAAGTTCAGCAATTATTTGTCAATGATGTATACTTTAGAGACTGAAACAGAAACACACGAGACACTGACATGAAAAAAGAAGCAACCAACATAACGGTACTGAAGGACTTCGACGGACTGAACCCCAACACAGTAGAGGTTGTCAGTCGCATGGTTCAACGCTCTGGTTACCGTGACAGCAAGGGTAGACCCCAACAGCAACGCAAGTGGGTGAGCTACAAGGGCAGCAACAGGAGCGTATTCTTTCTGCCTAACATCGGCAATTGCATATCAATCGATTCTTGGGAGCTTTGATCTTAGTATCAAAAGTGTGAACTAGTTACCCCAAATAACTCAGCAATTATTTGTCAATGATGTATACTTTACATACTGAAACAAACAAACACGAGAAAAGAAATGCAAGATTCATACATCAAACTTCAACTGAAAGAGACCGACAACGACAACCGCATAGTTGAGCGCGAAATTGACGGAAGCAACCTGATCATGGAGAACGGTGAAGTTGCCCAGACTCCTGCTGAAATCGAAGTTGAACTTTATTACTGGATGGAAGAACGTGGAGAAGATCAACACGGTTCAAAACTTGATTTGGTTTCTTACTCGGTAGAGGCTTACTAAAATGAAAGCCACCAAGAAAAACGTAGCAGCAGCAATCCTCAAGAAGCACGGTCACAAGGTCGAGCTTTGTAAGGGTGACGGTTATTATCATTTTTCTCCTGCTGAATCTGATTGGGAGCTTGCCAAGGTTGAGCCGATTGCACACGCTCAAGAGACAATGGTTTATAGCATGTGGTTGACTGACTATGACGTTGATGGTTGGGTTGAAAATTATGAGTATCTGATTTCTACTGCTGAAATGCCTGATCCAGATCATGACTATGACGCTCCTATTGTTATCAAGGTTGGAAGCGGTATCTATTAAACTGTGAAGTAGTTCACACCGAAAGTTCAGCAATTATTTGTCAATGATGTATACTTTAGAGACTGAAACAAAACAAACACGAGAAAACAAATGTCACAAGTAGCAAAAATCATTCAAGATCAAATCGGTGGAAAGGCTTTTTACATGCTTGGCGCGAAAAACCTGCTGAGCCACGGTGAAGAGAATGCCCTGAGTTTTCGGATTCGCGGAAGCAAGGCAGTCAACTACATCAAGATCAGCCTGAACGGAAAAGACCTTTACGACATGGAGTTTGGAAAAGTGTGGGGTCACAACTACAAAGTGGTTGCTACTCACAATGACGTTTATGCTGACATGATGCATGGACTGATCGAAAGCGAAACCGGACTTTACACGAAATTATTTTAAATCAACTGCCCTCTTCGGGGGGCTTCATTTTTAACGAGGAACGAAAAATGAACAAAGAACAAATGAGAAACGGGTTAGTCTTTCTCTATGCCGACACCCTGAAGCAGATAGCTGCTAAGGTTGGGCATCCGAATCCTAGACCCCTGAACAAATTGCAAACGATTGCTTTTATCGTGGACAAAGCTGAGCACGGTGAAAAGCGGGATTACATTGTTCAGTGTGTCAACGAATGCATCAGGAGGAAATAGACATGAGTGGACTTTGGAACCAATACGATAGCAAAGAACTGGAAGCGGTCATTGCCAAGAACTACAAGCAAGGTGACACGCTCAACATCCAGACTTCTGAATATGCTTACAACAATGTGCGGGAAGGCTTTCGATTTGATGAAGCTGCTTCTGCCCCTGCTGTTCGTGCTCTGATCAACAAAGGCATCCTGTCGGGTGAATGCGGTTGGAGATATTATGAGGTGACAGTTTTATGAAACCGTTTGATTTTGAAAAATTCGAAGGGAACACAGATAAGCTTGCACGAGGTTTGAAGATGCAAATGCAAACTCGGTTGTTCCATCCAGTGTCACCAGATTTCACGGTGACCGTTGAAGTTCATGAGGTGGGCAAGTGGAAGACCAAAAAGGTTGAGGTTCAGACATCGGACATCGGACACCACCAGAATTTCAAAATGTTTGATTCTGTCTACCTTCACAATTTCGGGGGCAACCCTCTTGAAGATAGCCCTGATGGTTTGTACTGGCTTCCTATTGATTGGAGGTGGACTAGCAAGAGCGGGGGTGGTAACGGAACCAGTGCATTCACTTGCTACATCAATGACGATGGTGAAATTGTAAAGGTGAAGGAATGAGAAATTCAACTAAAGGTTTATTGCAGTCGCTTGCCATTATCGCTTTTGTGGTGATGGTCGCTGCTTTGATGGTGGGCTGTGGGTCAGAAGACAGCAACCCATTTGCACCAGACACAGCAGGAGAGTTCTGTGATGTTCGTGGTGGGGTTCAGTTGATTGAAGGTGGATACATCTACTGCAATGACGGAAGCTACATTGAGGAAAGCGCACTATGAACAAAATCAAAATGATCAACAGCCTGAAGAATACGGTTGGCTATAACGAGTCAGACAACAAAGCCGAATATCTGAAGGGAGCGGGAATGGCACTTGATAAAGCTCTTCTGTGTCATGAACTGGTAATTGGCAATCAGAGTCGAGCGATTCACAGCCTGAAGGCAGAGCTATCCCAGATCAAGCGGGTGGTCGGTCAGTTCGGAAATCTGGTGAAGAGTGTATTGGAGGAAGCGGAATGACAAAGCGCGAAACAGCAGCAGAGCTAGTCGCTCTCTATGGTCGATACGATAAGACCTCACCAGACAAATGCTACAGTGTTCGTTTGGGGAGTCGTGCATTCTTCTCAGCCTGTACCTATGACCTTGCAAATCAGATTGATGCGGCATACCTGAAACGGGAAATGGATGTATTTTTGTAATGGCTACTTTATGGACAATGCCCGAAAGCGAAATAATCGAAAAGCGGGATAAGCTGAAGCGGGAACTTGAGGTTCACGAAGAAAACACGATTGTAAATCTCAAGGCATGGGAGACCATGCAAGGAGTTTATCAAATGCTGTTGGATCGGTATGAGGATGAATTGAGGAAGCGAGAAACGGACGCTATTTGATACTAAGGTCACACGCTTTTTTGATACTAAGGTCAAACATGTTTTGGCCTTTTTTTTATGTGCGGGATAGTTCTTGACTGAACTATTCACGTAGTTTAGGATTTGCGCGAATTATGCAGGTATTTGGAGCAAAATAATGGACGCACAAGTTGAAGCGGAAAAACCGAAAACCAAGAAAAAAATGTTCGGTAAAAAGACAAAAACAAAAATCAAATTGAGCAAAATCGAACCGGAAAAGCAGCAAGGCGAATTGCTAAATTATCCGTCCATCGATAAGGACAATATCAAGGTCACAAAACATCTGAATATAGCGAAAAATTCTACCGGGCTTGATACAGATCGGTTGGGGAACATCGGAAGGTTTGTGAACATGACAGATGAGGAATTGTTTGATGTTGTTCCTATCGGTGGGGCAGGACGTTACAACGGATTGAATGAGGATCAGAAGGATAGCAGATTGGTGCTAGTGCATAGGATGCATTTGCGGGGTTGGACAAATGAACGTATAGCGGAAAAGCTTGAAGTCAGTACACGGATGGTCTGCAAAATAAAAGACCAAATTAAGGACTTACACAAACGGAGCTTTACCAATGTCGATCTAAACGAGTTCCTTGGAGAGACAGTAGCCTTCTTTATGGAGGTCAGGAACATGTCTATGGGAATGGCTACAGACAAGGGTTTTAGTGCCAAGGAGCAGATAGCTGCCCTCAAGGTTGCCTCTGATACCGAAATGAACAAGGTGCGATTCTTGGACTATTGCGGGGTCTTTGCATACATTCGGGGGAACGCTTCTGTGATGGATGATGTAATCAATACAGTGCCAGATTCAGACAAGGATTCTGCTTATGCTGCAATGGATGAATTTGCCCTAGAACTGTTTTCTCCTAAGTAATGCAGAACGCTAAAAAGCTCAGTCAAATGCATCGATCCCTAGCAGGGAAAAAAGATGCTTACTCCCTTGATGTCAGGCAATCAATAGAATGGTATTTGGAGGGAGAGAATATTGTTCGATTGCCTTCACTCATGCTCTTGGAACGCTATCCTGTAACCGTAGAAGAATTCATATTTGAGAAGAAATATTTGGGGCGCGGTACAGAGGTTTGGCCTAAAGTAATGGACTCGATTATTGAGTTGAACAATCCCGGGGGAGATAGGTTAGGTCAGAGATACTATGAAAGCGTATTAACAGGAGGAATAGGAACAGCTAAAACCACAAGAGCACTGTATACAACTGCTTATCAGCTTTATTTACTCTCTTGTTATCGGTCACCCCATCTGCTCCTGTCACAAGACAAGGTTTCAGAAATTTACTTCGTTTTCCAATCTTTGAATGCCCGTGTTGCCCGTGATGTGGATTATGCGCGTTTCAGAAACATGATTGAGGAAAGCGAATATTTCAATACAACTTTTACCTACAGGAAGGACTTGGAGAGCAGACTTGTTTTCCCAAAGAATATTTCTGTGTTCCCTACTTCGGGTGATACGAGCGCAACAATCGGTCAAAATGTTTATGGGGGGTTCATAGACGAAATCAATTTTATGGAAGTCGTTGAAGGCTCACGGAGGCTAGTTGACGGAGGGCAGTTTAATCAGGCTATAGAGCTATATAATTCTATTGCCTCACGGAGAGAAAGCCGTTTTATGCGTCAAGGGGTAGTGCCCGGCATTTTGTGCTTAGGCAGCAGTAAGAATTATCCCGGTCAATTCACTGACAGGAAGGCAGCAGAAGCGCAACACGATGAGGGCATATACTATCGGGATGAAGTGATATGGGAGGTCAAGCCTGAAGAGGTGTTTACAGGCAAGTGGTTCCATGTGTTCATCGGATCGGACACAAAGAAGCCTTATATCATCAATGGGCCTGATGTAAAGAAGACCACCAAGGACTATCCCAACCAAGTGAAGCGGATTCCCTTGGAGTATAAGAAGCGGTTCATCAACGACATCTACAACGCACTCAGAGAGATAGCAGGAGTGAGCACGGTAGCCAAGGCTCCCTATTTCCCCAACGTGGAAGCCCTGAACCTGAACTTTGATACTAAGGTCAAATCAATCTTCTCAAATGACTGCTGTGACTTCGACAGGACAACAACAGCTATCCTCAAGGACGCTATCACAGACCCACACAGACCACGCTTCTGTCATATCGATCTAGGGCTTACGTCTGATGCTGCGGGGTTCTGTATAGGGTACGTGGACAGGTTCATTCATGTGGAGGGGGATGAGGAAGAGACAGGGGGCATGATGCCTCACGTAAGGATAGACGGATTCCTGAGAGTGACACCACCCATCAATGATGAGATAAACTTTGCCAAGATAAGGACAATCCTGTACAGGCTCACTCAATTGGGGGTAGTCATCCGGTGGGTCACATTCGATTCCTACCAGAGTGTAGACAGTCAACAGATACTAAGGAGCAAGGGCTACATGACAGGCACACAGAGCATGGACAAGACACCCCTACCCTATGACCTACTGAAGAACGCACTCAACCAAGGGCGCGTCACATGCCCAGAGGATGCCTACCTGAGACAAGAGATTATCCATCTAGAGCGTACTGATAAGGGCAAGATAGATCACAATGCTTACAATACTAAGGATTTAGCTGATGCATTTGCGGGGGTAGTGTATGGGCTGACAATGCAACGGTGGACATGGGCAAGCTTTGGAGTACAGCCAAGCCCAATGATAACGAGCCACTTCGACAGGGAGCCAGATCGTGAGGGATAATATAGGGTAGCCCTCTTACCCACCCTCGGAAGGATACCACATCATGACAAATAAATATAGTGCATACGTCACATAATGGATGATTGACCTTAGTATCACACGCATATCACACACCCCAAGGGGTAGCCCCTCCCCACCCGTGGTATATTAACATACATTGACAAATAAAAACGAGACATGCATCACAGTATAGGGGGGGCATACGTGATACAATCCGTGGGTGGGTAAGGGGCTGCTCACCCCATTAAACAAAAAAAAATTTCCCTGCCCATCGAAAAAAAATTTTCAAACTTTCGGGGCGCGGGATTTCGCCTGACACGCTCGGATTACCTGTGAAAATTTTGAAATACCCAAGTGATATTTTGTGCAATTTTAAAGGGTTCCGAAATATTTTGGATTTTTTTGAGGTTTCGAATCGGATGCAAAGGAAAAGAGGGGTAATAGTGTTACCCTTTGCACGAAACTTTTTGACCTTAGTATCACAAGGAAGAAGCAGGGGCATTCTGATCAGGAAAAAAATTCGCGACAAAAGAACTTCTGACCCTACCGGAAAATTATTTTCGATTTATTTTCGATATTAGCTTGACAAATAATAATCCATCAAC